TTATTTTCTCCTTTTTTTTCTTAAATCTCCAAACGCATTATAAATTTCATGATATCTTTTTAATGCTTTTGGTAACCAACTAGGTTGTTTTTTCTTTTTCATATTAGTGTCTAAACTTTCTGATATCTAAAATTGCTTGTTCTGGAGTATAATTATATTTTTGTCCCACAGCAATAAAAAAATTTAAAACTCTCTTCTCAGCTTCTTTTTCATTCTTAGGTTTCGCCCCACCACAATAAATATGTTCTGCAATCAAACTGTTTAAGTCATACTTTTTTGAAAGCATAACAATCCATTTATACATAGGATGATTTTTATCTATCAATAATTTTTTCATAATAGACTCCATAATGCAAAACAAGTTACTAATAAACTAAATCTTGGCAACAACGCATAAAACAAAATAAAAATTCCTAATAAAAATAGTATCATTTGATTCCTTGATATTGTTTAATTATATGGTCTGCAATGTCAGCGTTAATTAGATTATATCCTGTATCATCTAATTGTAATTTTAAATTACAAAGTTTTTCTTTACATGCCTTATAGAACACATCGTTAACTTTATCGTTTTTAGGTACGGCTTTTGCTATATCTTGAACTTCTTTTAAATATTCAAACCAATCTTTAGCCATTACTGCATTCTCCAGGAGTTAATTGTTTTATTTACTTGATCTAATAAAGTAGTAAATTTTTCAATAGTTGCATCTAATGTCATTGAAACCTTTCTATGATTAACAAACATTGAAATTGTTTTTTCTTTGCTGCAATACTCCACAGAAAAAGACTCAATATTAAGGGGATTCAGTTTAAATGATTCGTCTGATTCTAGTTTTATTTCTGTAATTACATTCATATCCCATGAATATATGAATTAAAAAGACAAAGTCAAGCTAAAATAAATGTTTATTTTTAATGGTTATTGACAAATTATCCCATAAAATCTAATAATACCCTATGAAGTTATATCGTTTTATTGCACGTTATGCAGGGCAACGTATAATAATAGACGTTAAAGCACAAAACGATGATGAAGCGAAGATTAATTTCATAAATGGGTTAAAAGAAGGCGGAGGAACGTGGAGGAAAGAAATAACATATTCTCCTTCCAAAGTTTTCATAACTTATGAGGAAACAAATGATGATAGAAACGTCACAGTCTCTGTTACTGAAAAAGATCAGCTTGGAATCCAAGTGGAACCAGTTGTATCTAGATAACGGTTGTGAGACACCAGACATGAAGTGGATAGATCTTGAATTAAAAAAAACAAGGTTAGCAATGAGAGATCTAGCCAACGTCGTTGCAAGACAAGAATTATTAAGAGAGTATTCAGATATTTCTAGTTAAGGCAACAAAAAAAATAGAATAGGTAAAATTCTACAGGATACCCTCGTCTTTTAAATCAAAATTTACTTTTGTAAATAAAACTCTACCATTAATGTGTTGTCTAGATTTTTCTAAACATAAAGGACAAAAAAAAATATTTTCTTCTTTTGTCTTTCTAAAATGTACAGGAGTTGCACAGTGAGGGCAAACACCTAAATTGACTTGTACTTCGTCTAAATCCATTATGCATCCCCCCAGTCCTTTCCAATCGCTACATCTACTTTAGATGGAACTACTAGCTCTGAAATAGAACTTTCCATTATTTTTTTAATTTGTTCCGAATCTTTACTTTCTCTAACACTAAAGCATAATTCGTCATGTATTTGCAACATAGGTAAAAACCCAGCATTATTGCAGTCAATCATAGCTTGTTTTACTTGATCAGCAGCTGAACCTTGGATTAATCTGTTCAAAGCTTTAAAAGTACCTGATCTTCTAATATTGTTAACACCATATTTTTGAACTGCATCATCGTAAGTTGTTGATTTATTTAATCCCCAACTAGCCACTTCCCATTTATCAAATCTACAACGTCTACCTCTAATGGTTCTTATTGACCCATTTGTCTCTGCTGATTCTTGGCACTTTGATGCTAATTGTTTTACGAAAGGAACTTTCTTATTGTATGCGTCCAAAAGTTTTTTTGCTTCTTCTTCTCCAATTCCAAGTTGTGCGGATAATTTTTTGGCGCCCATTCCATAAAAAAGTCCCAAGTTAATAGTCTTCGCTTGTCCTCTAGGTATGCCCGCCATATCTGCAACTGTTTGGTGGAAATCTGCGTCGTCTTTCTCATAAGCTTTAATTAATTGTTCTGATCCTTTAAATCCGACTGTATAAGCATAATGCGCCACAAGTCGTGGCTCCTGTTGCGAATAATCGAATGAGCCCCATAATAAGTCATTATCAGGTTTAAATATAGATCTAATTTTAGGTCCAAATTCTTTATTTTTTGCAGGAACTTGTTGTAAATTAGGATTTGACATGGATAATCTACCAGAAACTGTTCCTCCCGAATCAGATCTTAATTGATTAATTTCCGCATGAATTCTACCCTTATGTTGATATTTAATAATTGAATCAATAAATGTTGATGTAAATTTGTTTATTTCTCTAGCTTCTCTAAGATACTTAGCTATTGGAGCGGAACAATTTAAAAGCCAATTAGCTGTAAAGCTAGGTTCTTTTGTCTTCTCTGTTCTAGGGTAGTCTATCTTTAGTTTATCAAAAGCTTTAGCTATACTTCTTGCCTCCCAAATCTCTACATTTAAACCACATTCTTTATTTAATTGATGAAGTAGTGTTTTTTCTTTTTCTAAAAATTCAAGTTTTAATTTTTCAGCTTGTGTAACATTTACTCTGATACCCTTTGCTCTCATTGCAATTAATATTGGAGTAAGTTTTGTTTCTAAATCAAAAATTGTTTGTAATGAATTGTCATAAATTTTAAATTTTAAATACTGCCAAAGTTTTAAAGTTAATGATGCATCTTGCTCTGCATAAAACCCTACATATTGAGCAGGTAACTTATAAAGCTCCTGTTTAGCGTCCAGTCCCCAGTCGGCTGCTGCTTCTTTTAGCTCTTGTTCAGACTTTGTTTCGCCTAACCAATCGAAGCCGAGAGAATTTAGTGAATAGGAAAATCTATTTTCATCTACAATAGCTGCAGCAATCATAGTATCAATTATTCTTCCATTTTTAATATTTACTCCGTGAGCCCTTAACCAACCCACATCGTACGATGAATTGTGAAATATTTTATCTCCAGGACCACTTACAATGTCTTGTACCCAGTCCATCACCATTTTATAATCCATGTTAGAACCAACCTCATGACCAATAGGGTAATAACCAACAAACCCTTCAGTAGCTACACCAACACCTACAATATTACCGTCCATAGTAGGCCAACCTGGTCCTTTTTCTTTTATGTTTGGGTCTTTAGTTTCTAAATCTATTGCTATTTCTTTTGCATTTTTTAAATCAGGAAAGTGTGTTGGAGGAGTCCAGTCTGATTCTTTGAATATAAAATTTATTTGATGACTCATTCTGAATAATCTCTTTCTAAAACCATTTCTAAATAGTGTATTGCTTTAAGTATATCTTCTTTCTTACCTTTTAATTTATGTCTACAAATATATTTAATTGCATTACCTTCAGCGAAGGGTAAATTGTTTTCGTTAATAAATTGAGAAGGCTGTATTTTCATTGATCGATAATGTTGGCCTCCTATCTGCTTAAAAAATGCTTTATTTGTCATAAATGTAAGTTATTTTTGGTTTAAATTTTTTATTATATTTGTCTCTAATGATTCGTAATCTTTTACACATTAATTGTAATATTTTCAAACGTTTTCTTAATCTTGATAATTCTTTTTTCATAATTTTAATTATCTAATATTTCTTGTAATTTCATTTAACATTCTACAAAGTGGAAATGTATATTGATGGTTGCTTCTCAATATATGTAAGTTTTGTTTAGCTCTTGTAACTCCTACATACCATACTCTATATTCAGAGCAACGATCTTTTCCTATTTTATTTTCCAAATGAGCAGGCCAATTGGATTTTTCGTAAATTACCACGTCATTGGCTTCTCCACCTTTAATTGAATGAATTGTGTCTATTACAATTTCAGAATCTAGGTCAGGATTAACATCGGTCTCAATTAATTTGTTAAAATAATACTTATCTTGTTCAGAAAAATTTCTATTAAATACATTAGTCCAATCATCCTTAGGAACTCTAAGACCAGCTTCTGTCACTAAAAAATTATAGTCAAACAATAAGTTATTGTTTATAGCCATCCACTTTTTACTGTCTAAACTTCTCCAACCATAAGCTATTTCATTAATGTAAGTATAAAGAATCTGACACTGTTCTTTATTAATTTTATTACCACGCATTAATTGATTCCAAAGTTTAATTGCTCTCCACTTGTGTATATCAAAAGACTTTGATCCTTTTGCACTTTGAAAAAATAGACCTATGGTTTT